GTGTACTCACCACACCGCCAATGCCTTACGCTTTAAGCGCCTGCTGAACCCCACATACCGAGAGGATCAGACCAGCCGAAGCTGTAACGCTCACGAGCCTTGTAACGTACGTTACCAGTATCGAAATCGCCATCCATCGACTGAGCCAATGGGGTACGAACAAAGTGCTTCATACCGTTTGGAACGTCGGTGGTTAGGAAGTAAGCATTTGGATCGGTCAAGAAGTGGTTAATTGCATAACCCTCTGGGATCGAGCCATTGTTTACTAAAGCGTTGATGTCGTTATCGGTCGTACCAACACGCAACTGAGTTTCGAGCAAACGAGTCGCAACGAACTGGAGTTGTGGAGGAACGATCAATTTCTTAGGACGAGCAGCGATCAACAGATCACGTTCATCAGTCCACAAGCTAATCTGAATAACTGCGTTTTCCAACGAAGTCTCATTCAAGTCAGCAGCGGTTGATTGGGTGTTGCTGTTGGTGCCACCAGAAACCAAAGGATGCTGGGTAGAGAACAGAGGTACACCGTCACCGCCGTAATATTGGGCAGAGTTGGTGAAACCGTTGTTCAATACAGCAGCAGCTTTAACCTGCTTGGTATAAGCCATAGCACGAGCCAAAGCCTTGGTATAACGAGCCGATAAGCTGTCATACAAGTTGTCCTCGATTGCCTCTTCCGTTAGGGAGAAGCCGAGAGCAATGGTCTCATGGTTATAGCGAGCCGTGAATGCCTCTTGTGCATTGTCGTAAGCGATGGCAGAGCCTTCGTTCTTGACTGGTGCAGCAGAGAATCCAGACAATTTGGTTTCTTCTTCGAAAGAACGCTCAGAGGTCTCAGTTTCATAGATCTCTTTGTGTTCTTCACCGTAGCGAGCATACTCAAGACCGAACAATGCGTTCAAGCCTGGGAGCAGCTCTTTCAGTAGTTGTGCGCGTGAAATAGCCATTTATATGCTCCTTATGCTGCGGTTGCTACAGGGGTTGCACTGTAATAGGTATGTACGCCAAAGTTGAACTTGACGATTACCTCAGTGAAAGATCCAGACGCATTAACAGTCTCTGGCACACCCGCAATAATACGGAATGGAAGAGTGGTTGTTGATGTGTTGGTACTGTTATAAATACCTTCGTTTGAATCACCAGAGGTGGTTGTACCAGCGGTGGTGTAGAAAGAAACGTTGTTCCCTACATCAGTCTGGGTCAAACCGCCAATAGCGGTGCTAGACGAAAGAACTGCCACTTTAAAGAGAGTGTCAGGATCGTCACAAACATAAGCAACGATATCCGAGGCAACAGTGCCAGCAGGATAGTATTGTTGCTGAAGTGGCTGCTTGGTAGTTGGGTTAGTGAAAGAGCAACCCAAGAAAATACCAACAGCATCGGTCGCAGAATCAGTGGTAGAAACACGGCTCAAAGTACCACCTGTGTTCAGACGCACGACATCACCATAAAATATGGAAGTGCCAGAACCTGAAGCGATGGGAATTTGACGAGTTGCACCAGCGAATACCTGACCACCGATCAAATTGATCGGTCTGAACCCATAAGGTCCGCTTACGGTAGGATAAGCCATTTAGAACTCCTAAATTAAAAATTAACCTTTACCAAAGCTAGTCGTAGATTTCTTCTCCGTGAAGAGAGGCATCCTTGCGTCGCTCTGGCGCATAAAGTTATTGTCCACCGCCTCTGTCTGAGCCTCACTTTGTCTAGCATAATGTGCATTACGCTGGTCAACGAACTCTTCTGGAGTCTTGCAGAGCAATAACCCACCAATCTCAATATTGTCTTTATATCGACTATTGGGATCGATTAGCAGTTGCATTTCTGGTTGTTCTTCAACCCTCACAGGTTCCCAACCTTCTCTCAGTTTTCCCGAAAGATTGCGGGGATCCGCCTGATTCAAAGTCGAAGTACGAATCCAACGATACGCATAACCTGGCTGTTTTACTGGCTCAGGGAGCAACTCAGCTGGCGCCCACTGCTTAGGACGTTCACTTGCTGCACGGGTATCAACTTCACGTGTAATTCTGTTGTTAGCCATATTAGGCCTCCATTTTCATAAGTTCACGAGCGTATTGCTCTGGGGTTAGTCCTAACTTCTTCGCTATAGATAACTGTGACGTATTCAAGCGTATCTTTTTCGAAGATGTACTCCTACTCGCAGGTGCAACCACTGTACTCGGTTTTTGCCGAGGCGTGACCTTCTCATCGTCTACTTTTTCTTCCTGAAAGTTCTCAGGAAAACGCCTACGCATAGTTTCATCTATGCGCTTGTAATATTCATCAGTCGTCGCATAAGCTAGTCCGTTTTCTTTGACAAGCTTTTCGTGTAGCCCTAGAGCTAAGCTTGTCATCTCGTCATCTTGACCAAACCAAGAGTTACGCTCTTGCCAAGCTGCCGCTTTTTGGTCACGGACAGGCGCTGCTTCCGTCTGTTGAGG